GGTCGTCACACAGACGTCGAGGAGTTCGGCAGGTAAAGCCTACGTCTCCGCTACTCTCCTAAAGGTGAGGGGGTCTCAATGCTTTTGGCTTAGAGAACACCCGTCAGTCCAATAGAGTCACTCCTCAAGGGAGCCCCAAAACTCAAACCCGCCGCGCGGAACCCGCACGACCAACCGGCAAATGACAATGGAGTGAGCATCTGACTGTCAATGCTCCCCTCCGAACCCTTCGTGTTGCACCCAGTAAACTGGGATTCCACCCTTACCGAGATCCTTTCAACCCGTAGGTAAAGGGAAAACAGGTGGCCACCACCGCGGGGAGGGCCGCGTGAACGAATCACGTCAAAGCCTCCACCCTCCTTTAAACCCGGTGGACAATGTTTACGCGCACGAAGAAAACCTTGGGGACTTAGAGCTTGATCGCGCCGGGTTCGACGAAAACAACTGTTCAAAAGTTGATCCAGTTAATCGTTAGTCGACCCTGCCTACTTCCAGGCGATCCCCACACCACGACAAATGCCGGCGGACGATAGCGCCCCCCGAGACGGTTGGATGAGAGAGGCTGAACCCCAAGATCGGATCCAATCTTGGAAGGACGTTTGTCCTGTTCGCTACTCAGACAATGAAATCCACACCGTTCAGATTTCACCGACCCACGCGGCCCAACCACGCCGCAATCAATTCAACGACTCGTCGTACGTTGGAGGAGGTCCGAATTCGGCGCTACAGATGTTAAACATACACTGAGCAGCCGTCCAGAAGACACGAGTGACAGTCTTCTTCGGAAAAGGTTCAAGAAACCTCTTCAATCCAGACCGACGAGTCGTCGGAGTATCCACTCCACCAAGGGCCACATTCCGAAGTAGCCACTCGAATTCCCGATCAGTAGCCCAGAAGAAAGATTGAAAGGGCAAGAAAGGATCAGAGCTCCAGCGAGTTGATCCAATCGCATACTGAATCGCGGAAGACTCGAGTGATCGACCTTCGTAACCGGTGGACCACTTCCACGCGGCGGTCTCGACAGCATCCAAATCCTTAAGCTCAGTCGTCACAAACTCGTTAGGCACCTCGGAGATTAGATCCCGAGATAAGCAAACCGAGTGATAAGACGGAGTTTCAGGAGGAGGAGCGTCGATCCGCTGCGAAGACAAGAGCCCGAAAACACGGGAAAGCCGGTGAGCAAGCGCGCCGCGAAAGCCAAGAGACGTCATTGAGAAGGCGGAAGCCTTAAGTTCACCGAGGTGAAACTCAAAAAACAGACGTCCAGCGCGGTAACGCTCACTGCCGACAATGCCTGACAGGAAAGACTCGAAAGTCCTGCCCAGTGCAAGAGGGTAGTCGGCGGGTGAAAGCATTCCGAACCTGAGAGTAGGAACGACCCTAAGGTAGTTCCCGGCCCACTCTAGAAGCGTAGAGTTGAGCGTGCCAAACTCAGAGGAAACGGAGGTCTTAGTGACCTCGATGCTGAACCCAAGAGAACCGACTGTGGAGAACCAGGAGGAGTAAAGCTGGCGAGGCGCCTGGAAAAGGATGTCGTCCCCGTTGATAAGAACAGGGACAAAACCTTTAAAAGACCGCCGGGACCACTGAAAAGCGAGGTAGTTCTGGAGGCAGAGCAGAGGGAAAGACAAGTAACTGCCCATCATCTGCCCTTTCTTCAACTCCATATACCCGCGGTCACCGGAAACGCCATAAAAGGCAGAGACTGCTTGAGCAGCCTGCCAATCCTCTTTACACTCCCAAAGCCAAGGACGACAAGAACGCAACGCGAACTCCTTAATGTTACCAGGAACATTAAGAGCATTCTCCAGCATAACAGATAAGCAGGTCTCGAAGACCTCTATGCTGAGATTATCGGTTGCGGACGCGTAGTCGCCCGAGACTAGATCTCCCCCCCTCCCCTTTTCGAACCCTGCCTTCCGCAGGGAAGCGTCGGTCACGTCACCCCGTTGCAACCACTTTCTCTTACTCAAAGAACCATAAATGGTCTTGTGGAGGGGCTTAAGAAACAGCCCGTCCTGAGAAAAGGTTGTCAGCGGGCGTGGTTTGCCAGCCGACTGAACTACCTGAAATGCTCCCCGGAGAACAGAAGGAGTGCGGGTGGGGTCGCCGTTTAAAACAACGGAGAGGTAATCGGACTGAGAGAAAGCCGAAAACCCCTCGAGACACCCACCCTGAGCACGTCCCTTCTCCAGAGTACCTTTCAGAGGTGGAGCTGTCCTACAGGCAAATCCTTCGTAACCGTGATCCCAGCCCTTTGGGAAGAGCTGAGAAACACGAGCTTTAACGAACGAAAGATAGCCTGGCGGGAGGACAGGAGGACAACCCTCAATGACGTTGGTAACCACGTCATCCAGCAGCTTAGACTCCATGCACTCACACGATGGAGGAAGGCCCTTTTTTATTGACTGAAAAGCCAATACTTCTCGCCTATCCGAAGACGGACAGGAACCCAACAACTTCTTCACGGCTCCCGACAGAGCGGTACAACCTAAAGAAGGGTGGGGAGGCGAGAAAGGGACCTTAGGCTGCTGGTAGACATAGGACCAGCCATTGAGAGCCTCCCGGATGTACGCCAACATCCGGAATCGAAAGGCGCGGCAAGGCCGCGATTTGGCGGAGCGACAACGGGAAGAAGCCATGTAGCGATCGGAAAATCGTAAGAAAACCGATGGCAAACACACAGTCCCGGGATGCCAAATTGTCTCTTAAGAGGCAATTTTAGG